ACTGCTAGTAGTGTAGCAGAGAATGATGAGTTTGGTGCAGACTCATTACTGACACATGCGGAGTGGGATATAGATGATACACAAGGAATATTCTAAGGTATACAAATTAGATCTACCACCTTTAGACCAAGTTATAAAAACAAAAATAAAGATGTGGGCAAATCTATGGGCATTAGATGAGCCTTTAACATTTGAAGAACATACAGATGCAGACAAATGTATTAAAGAAAGTTTAGGCTCTAAGCCAAAAACACATCAAGAATATAATAAATCAATTGGTTCTGATAAAATAATAACAAATGCATATAGAAAAACTGATTATATAAACAACTTTAATAATGGTTTAGTTAATTGTGTAGCTCATAACTTTGATCCATATGATGAATTAGCATCAGATTTGGATGCTTATAGTGAGATATTTGGTGAACCAGTAGTACCTATAGTAGGAGTTATGCGTAACCCTACAGATAAATTAGCATCTTTTCCACCACACTATGATAAGGTAAAGGGAGCAAGTGTTAATATAGTAATAGAGTTAGGTGGTAGTAATGTACGTACAGTTCTTTATAAAGATGCGCGTACAGAAAATTTTGAGGATCCTTTTATAAAAAAAATATCTGATTGCGTACCAATAGCTTCATACAAATTACCTAAAGAAGAGTGGCATTTATTCAATACACAACGATTACATTCAGTAGAAAACATAGAAACAAGGAGAATAGCTGTATCTTTAATGCCAGAATCAGCTCCTACCATAGAACAATTTTTTAATAAGTATAATTATCTTATAAAAGAAGCGTTATAACTTTTTTCGTGAGCCCATGGTTTTTATAAATAAATACAAGCCCAAATTTCAAGCACCACTAAAGGTCATATAAGGAGAAACAAGACATGGGATTTCAAGTTAGTCCAGGCGTAAACGTCTCCGAGATAGATCTGACAGGTATTATACCTGCAGTTTCTACCACAGAAGGCGCCATAGCTGGTTGGTTTAGATGGGGACCCGCTGAAGAACGTAACCTAATATCTTCTGAAGAAGAATTAGTTAGCACCTTTGGTGAGCCAGATTCAACCAACTTTACAACATTTTTTTCAGCTGCAAACTTTTTAGCATATGGTAATAAGTTATATGTAGCAAGAGCAATACCAGCTGATGCATTAAATGCAACAGTATTGCAAAACCAATCAACAGTAGCTAATAATTCTGTAGCCACACAAACAGATTTAATTAAAAACACAGAACATCACGATGGTCTAACACTATCATCTACTGCTTCTCTTTCATCTTTCATAGCAAAGTATCCAGGAGCTCTAGGTAATAGTTTAAAAGTTAGTGTATGTGATAGTGCATTAGCATTTGAAAGTACATTTACTGGTGTAACAAATAGTTCAATGGATGTTAGTACATCTAATACTGGCTTTGTAGCCAACATTGCTATAGGTAGTAAAACATTACTATTCAGTCAATCAGGTGTAGAAGCAGGAACAGATAGTACTGGTCAGGCAGCACACGTTATCAGAGTTGGTGCCAACTTATCTATGACTACTGCACAAACAGTATTCACAGTTGGTGACTCAGTACGTTTAGGTAATTCATCTATTGGTTATCAAACAGTTAAGATTACAGCAAAGAGTGCTGTACAAGCTGGAGCAACATTTTCTACAGATACAACATTCTTAGCTAACGTATCATTTACTATAGATCAAAAATTCAGACTATCAAATGACTGGAGTTGTAACAATAGTGTTGGTGATAGTATTAACTCAGGTGGCATCACACGTTTCTGGGAAAATAGAGACAATGTTGATAAAGCTCCAGGTCAATCTGACTGGTCAAACAACGTAGCAAATAATACAGCTAATGATGAACTTCATATAGTTGTAACAGATGAAGATGGAGACATCACCGGACAAAAAGGAAACATCCTTGAAGTATTTGAAGGTCTATCAAGAGCCTCTGATGCTAAGAACGAAAGTGGTGAATCAATATACTGGAAAGATGTTATCGATAACCAATCCAATTGGTTGTGGGTAGGTGGTACAGAACTTAGAGCAACATCTAATGTTAATACTGCTGCTGAAACTTATTCCAATACTGGTGCAAACTTAAACAATTATGTTAACTCTGTAATACCATTTACATCATCATTCCAAGTTGGTTCAGATGGTACTAATCCAAATGAAACATCAATTGCAATAGGACAATTAGCAACAGCTGTTGACCTATTCAAGAATCCAGCGGATATTGATGTATCATTAATACTTGCTGGTTTACCCAGAGGTGGTACTAATGGTGAACAATGGCCAAATTATCTAATAGATAATATCGCTGACATAAGAAAAGACTGCGTAGTATTCTGCTCACCTGAAAAGGCTGATGTAGTAAACAATCCTGGTGGCGAATTTAATGATGTTAAAACATTTGCAGATTCAATAACACCAAGTTCATATGCAGTTATGGATAGTGGATGGAAATATCAATACGATAAGTATAATGATGTTTACAGATACATTCCATTAAATGGTGACATAGCTGGTCTTTGTGTAAGAACAGATGATGTAAGAGACCCATGGTTCAGTCCTGCAGGATATAATAGAGGTGCACTTAAAAATGTAATTAAACTTCCATACAATCCTGATAGAGCAGACAGAGATATACTTTACAAAGCTAAAGTTAATCCTGTTATAACTCAACCAGGTCAAGGAACAATACTGTTCGGAGATAAAACAATGTTGGCTAAGCCAAGTGCGTTTGATAGAATTAATGTAAGAAGATTATTCATTGTTCTTGAAAAAGCAATATCAACTGCAGCCAAGTATACTCTATTTGAATTTAATGATGAGTTCACTAGAGGACAATTCCGTAACATGATAGAACCATTCTTACGAGATGTACAAGGCAGAAGAGGTATTTACGACTTTAGAGTTGTATGTGACGAGACAAATAACACTGGCGAGGTAATTGATAGTAACAGGTTTGTAGGAGATATCTACATTAAGCCTGCTAGAGCAATTAACTTTATACAGTTAAACTTTGTAGCGGTTCGTACAGGAGTTGAATTCTCTGAAGTAGTTGGTCAATTCTAAGATAAATAGTTAGGTAAAAAGGAGAAAGCATAATGGCTTTTAACATTAACGAAATCAAATCCCAGCTAGCTCTTGGAGGCGCACGTCCGTCACTCTTTCAAGTGACATTGACTAATCCTGTAAACGCAGCTGCAGATTTAAAATTTCCATTTATGTGTAGGGCTGCGCAAATGCCAGCCTCAACACTTGGAACAATCGAAGTACCATACTTCGGTCGTAAAGTAAAAATTGCTGGAGACAGAACTTTTGCTGAGTGGACAGTTACATTAATACAAGATGAGGATATGACTATTAGAAACTCCATAGAGCAGTGGTCTAATAGTATTAATTCACATTTAGGTAACTTACGTTCATTTAGTACAGCAAGTCCTACTCTCTATAAAGCAAACGCATCAGTGACCCATTTTGGGAAAACTGGTCTTCCACTGAGGACTTATACATTCAATGGTTTATTTCCAACAGAAGTAAGCCCTATTGACTTAGACTGGAATACAACAGATACTTTAGAAGAGTTTACTGTTACGTTCCAATATGACTACTGGGAGGTTGGTGGTATTACCGGTAATGCTGGTGGTACATAAATATAAAATGAAAATATAAGGTGAAATTAATATGGCAGAATTTTTTGGGTTTGAGTTTAAAAGAAAAGGTGTAAAGACCGAAGAAGATATAGGTTCTTTTGCACCAAAGATTGATGACGAAGGTGCTATAACAGTCGCAGAAGGCGGTGCTTATGGTACCTACGTTGATCTTGAAGGCTCAACCAGGACCGAATCAGAACTCATAACAAGATACAGACGTATGGCTTTACAGCCAGAGTGTGAACTTGCCATTGATGATATAGTCAATGAGACTATTGTCTATGGAGAAGAGCATAAGATTTGTGAATTGAATATGGATAGCTTAGAAGGTAGTTCAAAACTTAAACAATTGATACGTGAAGAATTTGATAACACATTAAGACTATTAGACTTTAATAGTAAGGGTTATGAAATCTTTAGACATTGGTACATTGATGGTAGATTATATTATCATGTAGTAATAGATTCTAAAAACCCTGAAGATGGTGTTAGAGAATTACGTTACATAGATCCAAGAAAAATTAAAAAGATTAGAACAGTTAAAAAAGCAAGAGTGGGAAACCAAATAGGTGGACCTGGTGCTGTTACTATTCAGAAGACTAAAGAAGAATACTTCATCTATAATGAAAAGGGCTTCACAGGATATCCTGGTGGCTCTCCAACAGCAGCAGCTGGTGAGCAAGGTGTTAGGATTGCACGTGATGCAATTATCAATACAACATCTGGTATGATGTCAGAAGATAATAGAATTGTATTATCACATCTACACAAAGCAATCAAACCATTAAATCAATTACGTATCTTAGAAGATGCAACTGTTATATACAGAATATCAAGAGCACCTGAAAGAAGAGTGTTCTATATTGATGTAGGTAATCTACCTAAGATGAAAGCAGAGCAGTATCTAAGAGACATGATGGTTAAGCATAAGAATAGATTAGTTTATGATGCTGGTACTGGAGAAGTAAGAGACGATCGTAAGTTCATGACCATGTTAGAAGATTATTGGTTACCTAGAAGAGAAGGTGGTAGAGGTACAGAGATTACAACTTTAGGTGCTGGCCAAAACTTAGGTGAACTAGATGACGTATTATACTTCCAAAAGAAATTATATAGATCATTAAATGTTCCTGTGTCAAGATTAGACTCAGAAACTGGTTTCCAACTTGGTAGAAGTACAGAGATAAGTAGAGATGAATTAAAGTTCCAAAAATTTATTGGTAGAACTCGTAATAGATTCTCAATATTATTTGATAAAGTTTTAGAGAAACAAATAGTACTTAAAGGTATTATGACTTTAGAAGAATATAATGAAGCTAAAGAGTATATTAGATATGACTTTATGGAAGACAACCATTTCGCAGAACTTAAAGAGATGGAAATTCAAACAGAAAGAGTTAACGCCCTAAATAATGTTGATCCATTTATTGGTAGATATTTCTCACAAAGATGGGCTAAAAAGAACATCCTAAGAATGACAGACGAACAAATGGAACAAATGGATGCTGAAATAGAAGAAGAACAAGAAGATGGATCTATCCATCAAGAACTTGAGCCTGCTGGTAAAGAAGCTCAACCAGAAGAACCAATGAATGGTGGTGGAGAAGAAGAACCGCCTGCTGAAGAATTATAAATAAATATACTAAAGGATAATATTATGCCAGAGAATAACAGTGAAAGAATGATTAAATTTGCAGCCCAAGGTAAGCCAGCAAAATTTGGTGACCAATTTGGTGACTTAATGAAAGATAAAGTGAATGCTGGTGTAGAAGTTATAAGAGCAAAAGTCGCAGCTAAATTAGGAGGTCTCGATCGAACTAGTGAAGTAGGTGATGGAGCTGAAGAAGGTGGTAATAAAGACAGTACTCCTGAAGAGGATACTGAAATGGAATTAACACCAGAAGAAGAAAAAGCCCTTGATGCTGAAGAACCAACGAAGGCCACAGGAGAACCAACAGATGAAAACTCTGAACCAAATACTTGACGAATCAGATTTTGCAAACCCAAAGTCACCTGGTGACAAGGCTTTTGTAGATAAACATATAATACAAAAAACTGATTACCCTCATCCACCTAAAGGTGGATCCAATGATGACGTATTCAGTGGCAAGAAACAAAAGAAGAAAAAACGTATTGCAGATCCTGAAGAAGGTCAAGATAAAGAAGTATATGAAATGTCTGATGCACAGTCTAAGAAAAAAGAAGACATTGTTAAAGGCATGAAAAAAAATACACACGATTTTATTAAACGCTATGGTAAAGATGCAGAGTCTGTTATGCATGCTACTGCTAATAAAATGGCACAAGAAGAATCCGTTTTAGAAAGTGTTATAAATGCTACAGAAGATAAAATCATAACTGTAGAGAATAAAGAGTTCAAACTTACATATATAGATGCACAATCATTAAAAAAAATATATGAAGATTTAAATGATAAAAATAAAGAAGAGTTTGAAGCTAAACTAGAAACAAAAATTGGAACGCAACAACTTATTAGTTTTGCATCACAGTGGGGAGAATAAGTAAATGGCTGCTGTAGAATTATCAAATCATTTAACACCAGGTGGTGGTAAAATAGTATTACTTTATAAATCTGGTTCAACTAGTGTTGTAAATAAATCCCTGGCTAATTTAGCTACTGGTAGTGAAACAGTTTCTGCTGCAGACATTACTCGTATATGGTACTCGGGTGCTGGTACGTTATCAATTAAACGCAACACAACTGTTGTGTTCATAAGTGATTCAGAAGCAACATTTGATTGGGATCTTAAAGGCGCAGGTGTTTCACTTAGTGCAAATAACGATCAGGCAATCAACGTAACATTCTCAGATGCAAATAGTACTGCGATCATAGAATTACAAAAAACTTCAAACCATAGTTCAACACAATACTAGGATAAACTAATGAAACTTATTACTGAAATAAATGAAGATGTAAAATATGTTTTTGAAGAAGTTGAAGGTAAAAAGAAAAATTACTTTATAGAAGGTGTCTTCATGCAAGGAGATATCAAGAATCGTAATGGTAGAATGTATCCTAAAGAAATACTTGCAAAAGAAGCTACCCGGTATAATAAAGAATATATTCAAAAGAATAAAGCGTATGGAGAATTAGGTCATCCACAAGGACCTACAATTAATCTTGAACGTGTATCACATATGATAAAAAGTTTGACACCAGATGGACCAAACTTCGTAGGTAAAGCAAAAATTCTTGATACTCCATATGGAAATATAGTAAAGAATTTAATAGATGAGGGAGCACAGCTTGGTGTTAGTTCCAGAGGTATGGGAACACTAAGAGAAAAAAATGGCTCTCAAGAAGTACAATCAGATTTTATGTTATCAACAGCAGCTGATATAGTTGCAGACCCTTCTGCACCAGAAGCATTTGTTAATGGTGTAATGGAAGGTGTTGAGTGGGTTTATGATGCAGCTTCATCTTCATTTCGTAGTATGAAAGTCGTAGATGAAATTAAAGAATTAGGAATAAAGGATGCAAAAAAACTAGAAGAACAGAAGATTGTTATGTTCGAAAAGTTTATGCGTAACTTATAATAATCAAATTTTATAAATAATAGAATAATAGGATATTTTATCCGTTCTAGAACAATAAGAGGAGTCCAATGATGGCCAAAAAAGAAATCAAACAGGTAGTCGAAGATGACGACTTGCTAGAGGCCAGCAAGGAAACTGACGAAAAACAACTCGACGAGTTTAAAGCTGATGCTTCAGGTGGAGAAGGTACTTTAACATCCGTAATTAAGGGTGCAGAAGTTCCGGAACCAGCAAGCACTGGCTCAGCAGCTCGAGGTGCTGACAAGAAAGCTGGAGAGTCTATGGGCTCCCCTGTTGCAGCAACAAAAGCGTCAGTATCTAAAGCTAGCTTAATCTCACAAGTCATGGGTAAGATGAATGGAATGACTAAAGACTCATTGCAAAAACTTGCAGGGGAAGTAGATACATATGGTAAAAACAAATTACCAGCATCTAAACCTCAATCCCATGGTAAAGATTCAATGCCTAAATTGGCAGCTGGTAAAGTGACACAACAGGAAGCTATTGACGCTACTGCTGAGATCTTTGCTGGAGAGGAGCTATCAGAAGACATGACTTCTAAAGCTCAAACAATTTTCGAAGCAACAGTAAATGCTAAGATGATTGAACTGTCAAATCATATGCATGAAGAATATAACAAAAAACTTGACGAATCAAAAGAAGGTTTTCGTAAAGAATTAACAGACAGAGTAGACGAGTATCTCGATTATGTCACTGAAGAGTGGATGAAAGAGAATGAAGTTGCAATCGAAAATGCACTTAAAGTCGAAGTTGCTGAAAAATTCATGACAAGTATCAAAGATCTTTTCACAGAAAATTATATTTCTGTACCAGAAGATAAAGTTGATCTAGTTGATGAGCTTGAACAGCAAAAAACAGAACTTGAAGGAAAGTTAGAAGAACAAACTCAAGCTACTATAGATGCTAAAAAAGAAACTGATAACTTAGTTGCTTTTAAAGTATTTGCAGAAGCATGTGAAGGTTTAACACTAACACAAAAAGATAAGTTAACAAAACTTTCTGAAGGAATTGAATATGCAGATCCATCTGATTATAAAAATAAGATTGATCAATTGAAAGAACATTACTTCACAAATAAGAAAGCCATTACTGAAGCAGAAGATCTTAATAGTGACCCTGTAGATGTAGATGCAGAGGCACCAGCTAATCAATCTGGTCCAATGAGTGTATATTCACAGGCGATCTCAAGAAGTATTCGCAAATAATAAACTAAAAGACCCAAGGAGGGAATAACAATGCAATTAACTGAAGAGCTACAAAATAAGTGGCAGCCAATACTTGAGCATTCAGATCTTCCAGAAATTAAAGATCCTCATAGACGCCAAGTAACTGCAGCTTTATTAGAAAATACCGAGATTGCTTTAAGAGAGCAAGCTCAATTCGCCCCTCAGAGCTTATTAGAAACATCACCTACAAATGCAATGGGTGCATCATCTAGTACAGCTTCTGCAGGCGCCATAGACATATACGATCCAGTTTTAATATCTCTTGTAAGAAGAGCTATGCCAAACTTGGTTGCTTATGACATCATGGGCGTACAACCAATGACTGGTCCAACCGGACTTATCTTTGCAATGCGTTCACGTTATACATCTAACTCAGGAACTGAAGCGTTCTACAACGAAGCAAATACAGCTCACTCTGTATCAGCAGTTGTATCTGAATCAGCATCTACTGTCGGTAAATCTGACGGTAACTTAGGAGATTCTCCTGCTGACGGTTACTTAAACTCATCTGCATCTAATGTAGAACTTTACAACTTCATGTCAGGTATGACAACAGCACAAGCTGAAGCAGCTACTAATCAAACTACTAATACTATTCCAGAAATGGCATTTAGTATTGAAAAGATTGCTGTAACAGCAATATCACGTGCTCTAAAAGCTGAGTACACAATGGAATTAGCACAAGACTTAAAAGCTATCCATGGATTAGATGCTGAAACAGAATTAGCTAACATCCTTTCAACTGAAATTTTAGCTGAAATCAACAGAGAATTAGTAAGAACTGTTGGTGTTGTAGCTAAAGTTGGAGCACAGGAAGGCACAACTACTGCTGGTAAATTTGATCTAGACACCGACTCAAACGGTCGTTGGATGGTTGAAAAGTTCAAAGGCTTAATGTTTGCAGTCGAAAGAGAAGCAAACGCGATAGCAAAAGGAACCAGACGTGGTAAAGGTAACATCTTAATTTGTCGTTCTGATGTAGCATCAGCTCTACAAATGGCAGGTGTCCTTGACTACACACCAGCGCTTAACTCTAATAATCTAAATGTAGATGACACAGGATCAACCTTCGCAGGTGTTCTTAATGGTCGTATCAAAGTATATGTAGATCCATATGCTGGTGATAACTATATGACAGTCGGTTACAAAGGCTCTAGTGCTTTTGATGCTGGACTGTTCTATTGTCCATATGTGCCATTACAGATGGTAAGAGCAGTTGGAGAGAATTCTTTCCAACCAAAAATTGGATTCAAAACACGTTATGGTGTTGTAGAAAATCCATTTGCTAGAGGTACTGCCTCAATAGCAGCTGCTGGTACCATTGTAGCAGATCTAAATGAGTATTATAGAAAAGTGACTGTTAGCAATCTTATGTAAGATTGGCTTAACAAAAGCAAATTAGAAAGGGGCTCTTAGGAGCCCCTTTTTTTTGACATAAATACTATCATGGCAATATTAGATACACAACCAACGAACCCTCAGTTCTTATCACCCCTAGGATTCAACTTTCAAATAAGAAAGTTACCTAATGTGAACTACTTTGCCCAATCAGTAAATGTACCTGGTGTGCAAGTAGGTAATGCAGAACTACCAACACCATTTAAAAGAGTACCTATACCAGGTGATGAGATGACACTTGGAGATCTATCTGTGACATTTAAAGTAGATGAAGATATGGAGAACTATATTGAAATATTTAATTGGTTACAATACATATCGTTTCCAGAAAGTTTTGCACAGAGTAAAGAAGTATATAATAAAGATGGTATGGGTGGACTTACAGGAGTAAGAAGCGTACAAAGAACAGGACGTTCATTAGGTGATGGGTCAGTAAGTGATGCAACATTAACTGTTTTAAGTAGTGCATCAAGACCTAATTTATCAATAACTTTTCAAGATTGTTTTCCAACATCATTATCAGATGTAGTATTTGATACCAGACAGTCGGATGTAGATTATATAGAAGCTACTGTTACATTTAGATTAAAATTCTTTAATATAGATAAAATATCTTCTGCAGGAAATAGTAACACTGCAGTACGAATAAACGGTTGACCTAGACTGCACAATCTAGTATATTAAGTTGTGGAGATTTATTATGAATATATTTGTATTATATGGTATAATACCAGAATGGTTTAATCATGCAACTTGATGACTTATTTGATCTATGGGAAAAAGATTGCAAACTAGATAGAACAGAGCTTGGTAAAGCATCTACTACAATACCTCAATTACATCACAAATATTATAAATTATTTGCTCAGGAAAGATTGACCCTGAAAAAGCTAGACGCTGAGTTTAAATCCTTACATAAAGATAAATGGGATTACTTTCAAGGTACAATGATACAAAGTGATCTAGAAGAACGAGGATGGGTTCCTAATCCATTAAAAATATTAAAAAGTGATTTAGCTTTACATATTGATAGTGATAAAGATATAATTAATCATAATTTAAAAGTAGCTTATCTAAAAGAGAAGATAGATTTTTTAGAGAGTGTAATAAGAACAATTAATAATAGAGGATTTCAAATAAAAAATGCAATCGATTGGGAAAAGTTTAAAGTCGGGTTATAAAATTTGTGAGCCAGACTTTTACGAAAATAATACAAGAGACCTAGATAAGCTAATGCTGCAAGTAAATTTTGGGAGACCAGAAAAGGCTGACCGAGGTTCATTTTTACATAACTATCATAGACCATATAGTAAAATATTTCATAACAAAATAAGATACAAGGTAGAGAATGTATTAGAGATAGGTGTATGGGTAGGATTAGGATTGCTTACATGGGCACATTGGTTTCCTAATGCCATTATAGAAGGTATTGATTGGAAGTTTAGTCACCAAAATAAGATAAAAAGACTATATGATTTTGACGGACAGGCTAGTAATGTAGAAAGAATATTACTAAATTGGGTAGATACTAGTGAGAGAGAAATGGTATTAAAACATTTCAATCCTGTTAAGTATAATGATTACTTTGATATAATTATTGATGATGGTAATCATTTTTCAAGTTGTCAAAAGGCTACATGTATAAACCTTTGGCAATATTTAAAACCTGGAGGTTGGTATTGTATTGAAGATATAACAGATAGATATGAACAACCAGTTAAGTTAATAGAATATTTAAATGAGTTATCAGAACAAGGTCATAGTGTTGGATGGTTTGAAAATCCTGGAAGCATTAGACAAGATTCGAGAATGGTAGCTATAAAAAAGAAAGGCGAAAATGCAAATGTTTAAGTGGTTAAGTGATTGGTTCACACCAACAACAAAGAAAAATAAAATGTATACAATAACAAAGTACCCTTTGGAACATAAGATAGAACATAAAACTAAAAGTCCTAAGGCTGCTGTTAAAGTTATAACTAAAACTCAAATGGGAAAGCTATCTAAGTTACAGTTAGAGACTATGGGTAGAGAGAGCGGTATTGAGTTAGATAGAAGAAAAACTAAAGATAAATTAATAGAACAGCTCCATAAGAAATTAACAAAGAAGGTAAAATAAATGAAAGATTTATTATACAAAGCATTAGAAGATAAGTTTGAGGCTGATAAGTCTCACGCAATTGCAACATTAGAATTGTCATTTAGTAGACCAGTAGCAATTGGAGAACATCCAACACTACTAGTTGATATGGCTAAGTTGGTATCAGATAT